TGGCACTCAATCTTATTAAGATAGAGCATCACGCGGAGCGAAGCAACCCTTTGGTCGCTCCGCTGGATTCTATTAAGAATCCTTCGTCATTCACATCGAATGACACTTTATGCTTGCCTGTGTGGGTTTCACGCAGGTATGGCGCACGAGCCTCCAAATTTTGGGGGGGCGTGGGCCTCAAGCTACGGTCTGCTCCCATACTCATTAAGCATATGCATAATGAGTGTGCCTGGTGGCTTTCCGTCTTCCGCAAGGAGTATCCCCTTTTTGCCCAGCACGATTGCGTTGGCCAAAAACGAGTCACGCGCCAATTTGTTGACGCGTGGACATCGATGGTTTTACTCGCCGGTGGTAATCTTGACTATACCGTAAAAGGACGGCATAATCAAATCCATGAAATTATTTCCTGGATCTCCAGATTAGTCTGGAGGATTGTCACTAATTGCGAAGGGTTTATGAAGCAAGCTAAAGAGTTTGCTCATAGCTGTCGACTTGCCTGGACTCAGAAATCTGATGATCCTAGGACAATCCGCCATTCCCGCACCTTTTGGCCGGGATGGCTGAAGTGTCGTCACAGCATCGACCATAAGGGATACCAAAGATCCCTTCTCCAGAAATCTTTCCTTGCCCGAGCATTACCTATGCCCGGAAAGGATTCCATTCTTGGTGCGATCGCGCCTATGATTGAGAGAGTAACATCAACAATTGATGTCTCTCCGCTCAAGACGCGCGTGATCGATAAGATTATTCGGGGGAAAAGGCCCAAGTTATTAACTAGGGTTCCTTTGCAATCACCCGGCTCCTGCTTTCAGAAGTCTCGTCTCGCTGGTGGGCGTCGTAAATACTACGCACACCGTCTCCAAAATTATTTGGAGGAGAAAGACAAATCTGATATCGTGTATGAAGATCACGATTCCTTCGCCAAACGTTGGGAAAATCCCAGCGGTGTGAAGGAAAGCAGGAGGATTCTGTTCCTCAGAGAGCACATATGGAATTCCCATGATTATATCATGGACTCCACACCTGTGCCTCTTGCGGAGAGAGGTTGGAAAGTTCGTGTGGTATCCCGGTCCTGTGCACTTAGAGTTGCACATTCGGAAGGATATCGCGAAGGTCTTCGTAAGATGCTTATGCATCGACGATCCTACCGCCTGCCCCAAATGGGTCAGACCGACTTTCTCCCTCTTGGTGGAAGGAATCGTTCCAAGTTGTTCGTGTTCTCTGCAGATCTTTCTGCAGCAACCGACTTAATTAGTCGTGAACTCTTGGAATCCCTATCCGCATACCTCGGTATCGATCCTGCACTTGTGTGCGGTGGTCGGATACAAACCGGAAAGTCCGATTTTGTCAATATGACACGAGGAACGTTGATGGGCATCCCTTTGAGTTTTCCATTCTTAAACTTGGTACATTTGTACGTCTGTGAAAGTATTGGTGCTCATCGGGACACATATTATATATGTGGAGACGATCTTATCGCTCTCTGGTCCATCGCCTTGATCAGGAAATACAAGAATGCTCTGTTAAGTTTAACAGGCATGCTTTTAAATGATTCTAAATCATTTATCTCTAAAACTAGAGGTATTTTCTGTGAAAAGGCCTTCCATTTAGCAAAGGATGGTTTGCGCGTTAACAGACAATTTTTGTCTGTTAAGGCACTCACACCTTTAGGTCGATCGGTATCGCCTAAAGGGCCTGAAAGGCATCCAGAGCAACCATGGGAGTTTGCACCTCTTTTATACCTATCTACTCATTATAGTAGACTTGGTCATTCAAGAGTCCATTTCGCACAAAGCATGATCCTTAGGGATTATGCCAAACGAATTGGGTACCTAGCAAGGAAGAATCGCATATCTGCGTTCTTGCCTTTGCATCTAGGTGGTGCAGGTCTATTCCCGCCCAAGGGCAATTCCGTTCTTACTCAAAATGAGGAAGCCTGGATTAGAGCCTTGGAATCCGGGGACGCTAAGGCGTCAGCCCGGTTGCGGATGGCCCGGAGTGGGACCACAAAGGCATACAATTTTGATGCTCGTGGTTTCCGCCGGACGGCCCAAGTTACTAAACACATTGTGTATAGTAATACGGGCCCTGGGTTAACTCCCAAGATACTCGGTCTAATTGGCCGGTATCGTGCATTCAACGACGATCTTTCGGCCGCTGAAGGCAGGGACATTCCCGAGGATATCTCCCCCCGATTATACTTCAAAGCACTTGGTGCTTTTGAGTATAAGGGAGATCGCCCTCCTCAAGTGTTTCGACAATACGCAAAATGCTATTGTCTGAATCTTGTAGAGGACACCTCAAAATTCGGTGTCGCTGATATGCTTAAGCTTATCCGGCGCACCTTGCCTGATCCGGTTCTGGTTGAGGTCTTGCTTGATGAGCAAGATGACTTCGCCTTACCGTATGAGGAGGATGGGGACTTTTAAAGGCCCCGTGGGGGACACCATGTTAATTTAA